TAAGAAAAAATATCCAGATAATTGGCAAGATAAAATTATAGAAGCAGCAAGAAAATATTTTGAGTTTGATAGCAATTGGACAGATGTACATGTAAGTCAAAAGATTAAGAGTTGGGCTAAACAGAAAAAAGGCTATACTTGTAATGATTCTTTGTTAGCACCTGTGTGTGTTAAATCAGTTTGTGTCAAAAGAAAGTTTGGTGTTATATCTGATAACAAACCTAGATGGCCTGTACTAACAGCATTACAGAAATTAAATATTAAACCTACACCAGAATGGTATTTTACAGTAGAAGATGAGAAGGGACAAACTAAACAGATACACGCTAAAAATATTCATAAGATAGAAAGTCAAAAAGAATTAAGAGCATTGGTAATGGAACAAGCACATATTGTACCCCCTACAATTAAAGCTAATGATTTTCATGAGATACTAAAAAATTTATTTGAGAAACATAAATTAGAAATAATAAATCCTGCAGAAGGTACCAATCCTTCAGATGTATTGATGGATCATATCAATAGATATATTAACGAACCAGAAGCTAAGAAACATACTTCATTTAAAAGTGGTAGACCTTTATTGGATAGTGAATATGCATATTTTTCTTATGCTGCTTTCTATGATGATATGAAAACTTTTGAATGGAAAGATTCTTCAGCTAAAACTTCTTTGATGATAAAAAGTTTATTTAATAGTGAAAAAGAAGATGAACAAGCAAAGTTTGATCACAGCAAAAGATTTCCAGGGAAAGATGCAAAAGGTAATTCATTTCCACCATTAAAAACTTTGAGACTTCCTTTAAAATTTTTAACTTTAGAAAAGAATGTAGAAGAGAGACACAACTTTGTTAGTGAGGAAGATATTATCTAATGATATATAAATACTTTGGACCTCCAGGAACAGGTAAGACATTTAAATTAATAAATAGAGCAAAAGCTTATGCTAGAACAGGTACACCTTTAAATAAAATAGGTTATTTTGCTTTTAGTAGAAAAGCAGCATTAGTCGCTAAGAAAAGAATGCCAGCTGATGATAAAAATTTACCTTACTTCCAAACTTTACATTCATTCTGTTTTCATTTCTTGAGTCTAAAAGAAGAAGATATTATGCAGCCTTTTCATTATGAGAATTTTGGTAAGAAAATTAATGTTAATGTTAAATACACAGACAAATACAATAAGGAAGAGATAAATTATTTAACCTGTGATAATTCATACTTTCAAATAATTAATAGAGCAACTAATAGATGTGTAGATATTTCAGAAGAATATGATCTTAACGAACATAATAACAAAGAAGTTAAATGGGAAATTTTAAAACACATACATGATAATTTAAAAGATTATAAGGAAAAGAAAAAGCTATATGACTTTAATGATTTAGTAGATCTAACTATTAAAAGAAAAGATGATCCAAATTTTCCAACATTTAAAACTATTTTTATTGATGAGGCACAAGACTTATCTCCATTACAATGGAAGTTATTTGATACTTTAAAAGATAAAACTGAAGATATGTACTTAGCAGGAGACGATGACCAAGCTATCTTTGCTTGGGCAGGTGCAGATGTTGAAAGATTTATTACAGAACCTGGTAAGGAAAAAATATTAAAGTATTCAAAAAGAATATCTAGAGCAGTACAGGAAGACTCACAGAAACCTATAGAAAGAATTATAGGTATGAGAAAAGAAAAAAATTATTTACCTAGAGATTTTGAAGGTGAAACTTCAACCATAGCTAATTTAAATCAAATAGATTTAACTAAAGATAAATGGTTAATTTTAAGTAGAACTATATCTAGACAAGTAGAAATAGCTAAAGAATTAAAAAAGAAAAATTTATTTTATGAAACTAATAAAGGTAAAAGTTTTAAAGTAGGTTTATATAAAGCATCAGTTAATTATGATTTGTGGTGCAAAGGTAAAATTTTAGAAGATAGAATTATAAAAGATATTAAAGAACAAACTGGAGAAGTTGAATGGGATTCATCTATTAATTGGGTAGATGCATTTAAAGAAGCAGATGAGAGAGAAGTTTTATATATAAAAAATATGTTAGATAATGGAGAAAATTTAGATGAGCCTGCAAGAATTTGGTTATCCACTATACATGCAGCGAAAGGTGGAGAAGAAGATAATGTAATTTTATGTTTGGATATGGGGAAGAAAATCCTTAAATCTATAAAGAAAAGCGAAAGCCGATCTGATGAAGAACATAGAGTCTGGTACGTAGGGACTACTAGAGCAAGAAATAACCTATATAAACTAAAAGCAAAAATAAAACGTAAAGGATACCAGTTATGACAACTAAAGACATGTTTGATAGTTCATTTCCACAAGATAAACAAATCGGTGGATCTCACTACAAGGACTTTCATATTCAACCATATGAATTTATATCTAAGAATGACCTTTCTTTTTTTCAGGGAAACGTTATAAAGTACGTGTGTCGCTACAAGAACAAGGCGGGAATACAAGACCTTGAAAAAATAATTCATTACTGTGAATTACAAATTAAAACAATGAAAGATTTAAAGAAAAAATAATGATCATACCTCAAACTGAATGGTTACCACCAAAAGAATTTCCTGATCTAAGACAACATGAAGAAATTGCTATTGACTTAGAAACAAGAGATCCAGAATTAAAGAGCAAGGGCTCAGGGGCCATTACAGGTGTTGGAGAAGTTGTAGGGATAGCTGTGGCTGTAGAAGGTTGGAAAGGTTATTTTCCAATAGCACATGAACAAGGTCCCAACATGGAACGTAAGAAAGTTTTAGAATGGTTTAAAGATGTTTGCGAATCACCTGCTGTAAAAATATTTCATAATGCAATGTATGACGTATGTTGGATACGTAATTTAGGTATAAAAATCAATGGTTTAATACTAGATACTATGATTGCATCATCATTAATAAATGAGAATAGATTTTCATATACCTTAAATACTTTATCTTGGCATCATTTAGGTAAAGGCAAAAATGAAGCTAAACTAATTCAAGCTGCTAAGGAAAGAGGATTAGATCCTAAGGCAGATATGTGGAGATTACCGGCAATGGAAGTTGGAGGATATGCAGAACAAGATGCTGTATTAACTTTAGAACTTTGGCAAAAAATTAAAAAAATAATTATTGAAGATGATATTCAAGATGTATTTAATCTTGAGACTGATCTTTTTCCTTGTTTAGTTGATATGCGTTTCCTAGGGGTTCGGGTAGATGTTGAGAAAGCCAATCAATTAAAAGCAGCACTGGCAATAAAAGAAGAAAACCTATTACAACAAATAAAAATAGAAACAGGAGTAGATATTCAGCTAATGGCGGCAAGATCAATTGCACCGTTGTTTGACAAACTGAAATTACCTTACGATAGAACTGTAAAAACTGGTGAGCCATCATTTACTAAAAATTTTCTTGTTAATCATAAACATCCTGTAGTCAACATGATAGCAGAAGCTAGAAAAATAAACAAGGTTAGAACAACTTTTATAGATTCTATTATTAAACATGAACATAAAGGTAGAATTCATGCGGATATAAATCAAATACGATCAGATGATGGAGGAACAGTTACAGGTAGATTCAGTTACTCTAACCCTAACTTACAACAGATTCCTGCAAAGGATCCTAATACAGGTCCTTTGATTAGATCTTTATTTATACCTGAGAAAGGGTGCAAGTGGGGTACGTTTGACTACTCGCAACAGGAACCAAGGCTTGTAGCACATTACTCATTACAATTTGAATTACCTTCTGTTAATACAATTGCAGATTCATATGAGAATGATCCTAATACAGACTTTCACCAAATTGTAGCAGAGATGGCTCAGATTCCTAGAAGTCAAGCTAAAGTAATTAACTTAGGTCTTTTCTATGGAATGGGTAAAGCTAAACTTATGAATGAATTAGATTTAACAAAAGATAAAGCTGAAGAATTATTTAAAAAATATCACGAGAACGCACCTTTTGTAAAACAACTTACAAACAAAGCTATGAATGCAGCAGCTAGTAAAGGTGTAATTAAAACTATACTTGGAAGACGTTGCAGGTTTCCTAAATATGAACCTGTGCTTAAAGGAAATGATTGGGGAACTTATGTACCTGCAGAAGATGAAGAACGTATGAGAGAACTTCAAGAAATGGGACCAGAGTTAAAAGATTTTGAAGGTAATGTAATGAAAGATAAAAATGGTAAACCAAAAAGAAACTATTGGCATAATAATCCAACACGTAGAGCTTTTACTTACAAAGCATTAAACAAATTAATTCAAGGTAGCGCTGCAGATATGACTAAAAAAGCTATGGTTGATCTATATAAAGAAGGTTTATTAGCTCATATACAAATACATGATGAACTTGATTTTTCTGTTGAATCAGATGCACAAGCTGATAAAATAAAACAAATAATGGAACAAGCAGTTAATCTAGAAGTTCCAAACAAAGTTGATTATGAGTCTGGACCTAACTGGGGAGAGATTAAATAATGGAGATTTTATATGAGTTTAAATATATGCAAACTGTGCAAACGTGCACTTCGTGATATAAGTACATGTACAATTGAAAATTGCGTACAAGGTTTAAATCCTTTAATTTTAAAAAAAGAAGTCAAGGTTAAAAAATCTTGGTGGCAAACAATCCTTAACTGGTTTAAATAAAATGATGGTAAATTGCAAAACATGTGGCCATGGGTGTCATTGCGAATCAGATAAAATAGATTCAGAACATTACACACCGTTAATGGATGTGTGTGAGTGTAAAAAATGTCAACATGAAGTTAAAGAAGAGATAGAATACGAGGAATGTTTATCGTGTCAATAATGGAGGGTGCCTATATGGAACCAGGAGATATGAATTACAGGTTCACAGCTATTTTAATAGTAGCTATATGTTTATTAGCAC